AGAAACACAACCTAATGACTGTTTGAATCCATACTCAGTCTCTAAAGTTGCAGGAGAAAATTTATGTAAGATGTATACTGAACTCTTTGATCTTCCTACTGTTATCTTCAGATACTTTAATGTATATGGTGAGAGACAACCATTGAGAGGACAGTATGTACCAGTGGTTGGTATATTTTTAAGACAACTTGCAGCAGGTGAACCACTTACTATTTGTGGTGATGGTGAACAACGTAGGGACTTTGTACATGTCAGTGATGTTTGTAATGCAAATATAATGGCAGCAATATCAAATCCTGATGAGGATGCTTATGGTCAGATATATAATATTGGTTGTGGTGTAAACTATTCAATCAATCAGATTGCTAATATGATTTCTGATAATCAGGTTACTCTGCCAGGTCGACCTGGTGAATGTAGAGTTACCCAAGCAAATACTGATAAGGTAAGAAAAACCTTTGGTTGGAAACCACAAGTAGATCTTGAAGAATGGATTTTATCTAATGTTTTTTGAAAAATTGAGTTTGGTTACGGGTGGGTTTGATCCTATCCACAGTGGACATATAAGATATTTTGAGAGAGCAAAGGATCTTTCAAACTATCTCGTGGTTGGTTTGAATGGAGATCCTTGGTTAAAAAGAAAGAAAGGTCAATACTTTCAATGTTGGACTGAGAGAGCAGAGATTGTCAGAAATTTAAGTATGGTTGATGCTGTTGTATCTTGGGATGATGAAGATGACAGTGCCTGTGGTGCAATTGAAAAATGTTTAGATATTGCTGATACCGTTATTTTTTGTAATGGTGGTGATAGAGGTAAATTTAATACACCAGAAACTGATAAGTATGGTGGAAATCCACGAGTACAATTTGAATTTGGTATTGGTGGAGAAGAAAAAATGAATAGTAGTTCATGGATTCTTCATGATTATTTTGAGAGACAACGTAAGATACTAGGCATATAAGACCCCTCTAAATAACCATAGGTGACATGTGGATTATGTCAAACTTGGTTATTAAAAAGAAGAACGAAGTATTTTTAGAGATACTTGCCGAACCACACGTCTGTCATGAACTGTCAGATCATTTTACTTTTGAGGTTCCTGGTGCAAAGTTCATGCCTCAGTATAGAAGTAAGTACTGGGATGGAAAAATTAGATTGTTTGATTCTAGAAAAAATCAAATTTACGTTGGGTTGCTTGATAAACTGGTAAGTTTCTGTAAGAATTATGAATACGAATATGAATTTTTAAATAACAAATACTATGGTACTCCCTTTGAAGTCAATGAGAATATCTCATATGAGGGTGTCAAGGATTACGTAACATCAATATCAAAGTATAAACCTAGAGACTATCAGATTGATGGCATATATGATGCCTTAAAACATAATCGTAAACTATTGATAGCTCCAACTGCTTCAGGAAAGTCGCTGATGATATACGGGATTGTGCGATATTACGTTGAAAAAAAGCAAAATACTCTGATTGTTGTTCCAACGACTTCCCTTGTAGAACAAATGTATAAAGACTTTGCGGACTATGGATGGGATGTTGGTTCATATTGTCACAAGATATATGCAGGAAAAGAAAGAGAAACAGACTCTCAGGTTATTATAACCACTTGGCAGTCAATTTACAAGTTACCTCGTAAGTATTTTGAAAGGTTTTCTGTGGTGATAGGTGATGAAGCACACCAATTTAAAAGTAAATCACTGATATCTATAATGACAAAACTTGGAAATGCCAAGTATCGTTATGGTTTTACAGGAACTCTTGATGGCACACAGACTCATAAGTGGGTGTTAGAAGGTCTTTTCGGACCTTCTTATAAAATTATTCGTACTGACGAATTGATGGAAAAAGGTTATCTTGCCAACTTAGATATTAAAATTGTTCTACTGAAACATCCTCCTAGAAGATTTGAGAACTTTGAAGAAGAGACACAGTATATTATAAAACATGAGCAAAGAAATAACTTTATTAAAAACCTAACATTAGATTTAAAAGGTAATACTCTAGTTCTTTTCAATAGAGTGGAAGATCATGGTATGCCTCTTTATGAATTAATAAATAGTAGCACACGTAATAAAAAAGTCTTCTTCATCTACGGTGGTGTAAATGTAGAAGATCGTGAGGAAGTAAGAGCAATTGCTGAGAAAGAAAACAATGCTATAATAGTTGCTTCTTATGGTACATTTTCAACTGGTATCAATATAAAAAACCTACACAATATAGTGTTTGCTTCTCCTAGTAAGTCTAGAATCAGAAACCTTCAATCAATCGGAAGGGTGCTAAGGAAAGGAGATAACAAAACCAAGGCAACACTTTATGATCTGGCAGACGACATCAGTTACAAATCAAGAAAAAATTATACACTCAATCACATGATTGAAAGAGTTAAGATCTACTCAGAAGAGAATTTTAACTATGATATAGTAAACGTTACTTTAAAAAATTAATGGATGACACTTATTACGCACTTATAAAACTAACGACTGGCGAGGAAATTATCTCTGAGATCTTCACGGATGATAATGAAGAAGACCCAATTATTGCACTAGGGTCTCCTGTGACAGTTGAAATTACACCAAGATCAAACCATAATGTTTTGAAATTTGAACCTTGGGTAAAGGTTTCATTTGAAGAAACACTCTTTATAAGGCTAAGTAATGTCATTACTATGACTGAATTACCTGAAACAAATTATTATGTACAGTGCTACCAAGAATATGTCAGGGCGGGTTTTCAAGATATAACACAACAGACTGGAAAGGGTGTCAAACTCAATAGGACAATGGGTTCCCTCGGCACAGTAGATGATGCTAGAAAGATCCTAGAGAAATGTTTAAGACTTAAATTAGATACTTAATATTTCCCTTTGAACCTCCACAAGGTTATTGTACATACATTAAGCACACTTGTCAAGCTTGGTACAAGGTGTTATAATATAATGAAAGAAAAGTAAGTAATGCCCAAAGCTAGATCTGAACATTATGTGAACAATAAAGAACTTTTACATGCTCTAATTGTTTACAAAAACAAAGTAAAAGAAGCACAAGAGAACGAGCAACCTAAACCTCGTATCACGAACTATCTTGGTGAGTGCTTTTTGAAGATAGCAACACACTTGTCATATAAACCAAACTTCGTTAACTATATGTTCCGTGAAGATATGATATCTGATGGAATTGAAAACTGTGTCCAGTACATTAATAACTTTGATCCAAATAAATCAACCAACCCATTTGCTTACTTTACTCAGATCATTCATTACGCTTTTCTAAGAAGGATTCAAAAAGAGAAAAAGCAGATGGATATTAAGAATAAGATTCTAGAGAAGACTGGTTACGACGAAGTTTTCAATGTTGATGATAATGTTTTGAGCAACAGTAAAAGTGATTATAATTCAATTAAAGATAATGTACAGTATAGATTGAAAAAATGAACACTGAGTTTAACAAAATTAAAATTGCTGTAATCGGATCAGGAACTGCAGGTTGTCTTCAAATTCTTCAGTTCTCTCATAAATTAAACTTTGATTATTTTGAGATTGATTGGATCTATGATCCAGATACTCCTATCTTTGGAATTGGAGAAGCAACCACACCTCACATTCCTGACATATTTGCAAAGGCAAAATTTACTACTGATACAATTAGTGTTAATTTAAAAGGTACTATTAAACATGGAGTCAAGTTTTTTAATTGGGGAAAGAAAAATCATAAATTTGTACATGATTTTGGGTGTGGTCAATATGGTCTTCATATGGATACAAGTGCTTTAAGTGAGTTTACATTAAAAAATATAGAAAACGTCCAAGGAACTAATATTAAAGTTGTTCCTGAAAAAGTAGAAACTATTGAATCTTTACCTAGTGGATGTGTTGTCAATGGACGTAATTATAATTTTGTCATCGATTGTAGTGGCAATGAACCTTTATTATACAAAGAAGAGTACATAGATTCTGAGTTCCCTACTGTTGATTCAGCAGTTATCTACAGGAGAAAAGCACCTGGTACATGGAATCATACTGTTCACTTTGCTCATGAACATGGGTGGATGTTTGGTATTCCTTTGAG